AGTTTACTGATAATGACGGAAAAAAAACAAGACCCTTTGATTCAGTGGAAGAAATGGACGAATTTATGGTTAAAAATTGGAACAACACAGTAAAGCCTTCTGATAGAGTATATCACTTAGGCGATGTTGTTATAAATAGAAAAGCCTTACCTATATTAGATAGGCTTAATGGCAAGAAGGTATTAATCAAAGGCAATCATGATATTTTCAAACTAAGAGATTATGCCAAATATTTTGATGATGTAAGAGCTTATAAAGTAATGCCAAAGCATGGTATAATTATGTCTCATATACCTATACATCCAGAATGTTTGGAGAGATGGAAGTTAAATATACATGGTCATTTACATACTAATAAGATGGATGATAAGCGATATTTGAATGTTTGTGTTGAGAATATAGATTATACGCCTGTGGACTTAGAAGAAATAATAACTAATTTAACCAACCCAAACAACAAGGAGAATGAGTAATAAGAATAAAATAAAAGCATTATTTGGAATATTTCCAGTTTGGTTAGACTTTAAAAAGAATAGTGAAGCTCCTGAAATATCGGGTTTTTGGTCAGATATTGCAATATTTGTAGATCAGAATGCAGCTTTTTTCTGCCACCTTATTAGTTTCGGTTTGTGGGATAAGGAGGAATTTGCATTTTTTCCATATGAGGCGAATGGATGTAAATATTGGATTCAGGCATTAATTAAATCAATTACAGCACCAAGATGAAGAAAGAGCATAAATTAAAAGCATTAAATACTGAATTATCAGAGCTATCAAGAGACATTCATAATTTAAATATGCAGCAACAAGATATAAATAAAGATATTTTAAGAAAAAGAAAGGAGATAAGCGGCCTAAATAAGAAAATTGCCTTGATTCAAAAAGGATTTACAATAAGCGAGCACGCAATATTAAGAATATTGGAGAGGGTTTATGAGCACGAAGATGTTATAAGGAAAATAAAAAAAGAACTTGAAGACGAGATTAAGCCTAAATTAGAGGCTTTTGGCGTAGTGAGTGCAAAGATTAATTTAAAATGTGGTCTAACTGCAATTGTTGAAAATAATTTAGTAGTAACTATCAGATAACGCTAAACAATATTATGAAAGAATATGAAAATCAATTTTAATAAAAAGACTAGAAAGAAACTAAAAGCAATAGGTTTTGACACAGAGATTATTGGTATTCATAGATTGCCCAATGTTAAATTTGAGTTACCATGTAAATTTACAGCCGATTATTTACATAATGATATTGAAGTGGGGTTATATAGCTACGTAGGAAGAAACTTTTCGTATTACTCTAAACTAAAGATAGGTAGGTTCTGCTCAATAGCTAACAATGTTAGTATAGGGCTACATAATCACCCAATGGACAGAATATCAACAAGCCCCTTCTTTTATACTAAGTCTTTTATGGACACTAATAATGAGCAATATGTTGCACTATTTAACGATGCATCTCATCCAGTTGAAATAGGAAACGATGTTTGGATAGGAGATTCAGCCAGAATAAAAGGAGGAGTTAAAATAGGAGATGGAGCAGTAATAGCAACTTGCGCAGTAGTAACTAAGGATGTAGAGCCTTACTCAATAGTTGGCGGAGTACCAGCAAAAGTAATAGGAGAAAGAAAGATTAAAAGAAGATTTGCTCATAAATTTAAACCAGATTCTATTTTAAAAGATTTTTCTAAATTTCAATCACTAAGAAAAAGAATTAAATCTATTTTTAAGAAATGAAACATTAAAATGATAAAACAACTAATATTAATACCAAAACTACTTTAAAACAAAATGACTGACATAATAAATAACGAAACAAGAGAACAACTAAAAAAATACATAGAAGCTATTGAAAATTACGAAGCTGAAAAAACTGAAATATTTGAAAGGATAAAAGAAGTTTATGATGAGGCTAAAGCGGTTGGATTTGACATTAAAACTATTAGAACTATAATTAAAGAAAGAGCTAAAGACCCTAGTAAACTGGAAGAAGAGCAGTATTTACTTGAAACCTATAAGGAGGCTTTGGGTGAGTAATATTAACCATAATTTAACTATAGATTCTAAAGTTGAGTATGATTATAAACCTTGCCAACCAGGCAACATGCCGCCTTTAAAGGGTAGTATACACTTCTATTATAAGAATCAAGAAATAATAATTCCTGAAACTCGCTCACATGATAATTTAGAAATAAAAATAGTTTGCGATAGAATGATTCTACTTGAAGAAGATGAGAAGAAAATATTTACTACAAATGAACCAGAGGAAGTGCAATTAAGATTATATAATGCAAAAAGAAGATTTGAAAGGGAGTTGTATCATGATTTTTTATACGGATTGATATAATGGTAAACGCACTAGTAGATAGAATGACAATAATAAATGATTTTTAAGAGGAAATGAAAAAGAAAAATAAAGGCGGACGACCAACAAAAATGACCCCAGAGATTGTCACGAAACTAGAATATGCTTTTTCAAAGAGCTTTACAGACGAGCAAGCTTGTTTTCATGTAGGTATAAGTAGAGAGTGTTTAAATAACTACTGCATAGCCAACCCTGGGTTTCGTGACAAAAAAGAGGCATTAAAGAAAAATGTATCTCTTAAAGCCAAGCTTAACGTGGTTGAAGGCGTTGAAAGTGGAGAATTATCAGCTTCTAAATGGTGGCTAGAAAGAAAGAATAAAGAAGAATTTAGTTTAAGAGTTGAGAATACAGGGAAAGACGGTAAAGAAATGACTGTTGATGTTATTATTAGGGATGATATACAGCCTAAAGCAGAAAAAGACTAAAAATCTGAACCCTTATAAATAAAGGGTAAAATGCTATTGCTCCATGGGGTGAAGAACAATAAATTTTATGCAAAAAGAACTAAACCTAAGCGATGAGATAGCTCCACAATTCCACGAACCACACTGCTTAATAAAAGATGAAACATTTTCTGAGTTCTGGTTCAAAGGCGGAAGAGGTAGCACAAAATCAACATTCGCAGCACAAGAGATAATATTAAACCTAATAAGCGACTCAAACGCTAACGCAATAGCATTTAGAAAAACAGGCAATACATTAAGAGATTCCATATTACCAACAATCCTATTTGCAGTTGATAAGTTTCAGAAAACCCACAAATTTGATCATATTAAATCACCTACTGAAATTACCTATAAACCAACTGGACAAAAGATATTAATGAGGGGGCTTGATGATGAGGCTAAGATAAAATCAATCAAGGCGCAAAGAGGATATTTTAAAATATTATGGTTTGAAGAACTTCAGGAGTTTAGCGGAATGGAAGAAATAAGAAGTGTAAGACAATCAGTATCAAGAGGAGGCGAGAAGTTCATTACGATATTTACATTTAACCCACCTAGAAACCCCAACCATTGGATATATACCGAGCTAAAATATAAAAACCCTGATAGATTTATTCATCATTCACACTATGAGCAAGTACCAAGACATTGGCTAGGTGAAGAGTTCTTTAAAATAGCTGAACGCTTGAAAGCTAATAACTTTGAAGCATACCAGCATGAATACGAAGGAATACCAATAGGAAATCCAGAAGAGATTATATTTAGTGGATGTTATGAAGTGCAAGACTTTGAAACACCACCAGAGCATGCAATGTATCAAGAGCGATTCTTTTTTGGTGCGGATTGGGGTTTTGCTAACGACCCTACAACACTAATCAGATGTTTTATAATGGATGATTGCCTTTACATAGATCATGAGGTTTACGGCTATCATACGGAGATTGACGATATACCAGAGTTATTTAAGAAAGTCCCACAATCTCAAGAGTGGAATATTTACGGTGATTGTTCAAGACCAGAAACTATATCTTATGTTGCAAGACACGGCTATAATATTGAGGGTGCTAGTAAATGGGAAAATTCAGTAGTTGATGGTATAGAATACTTAAAAAGCTTTAAAAAGATTATTATACATGAGCGTTGCACTAATATTTTACAAGAATTTCAGAACTATTCTTATAAAATAGACCGCCAAACTAAAGAAGTTTTACCTAAAGTAAACGATGCTGCTGGC